ATAAAAAGTCAAATAAGAAATCAACAGCTTAAGGAGAAAGAAATGGCAAAACAAGGTCTATACGCAAACATTCATGCTAAACGTGAAAGAATCAAAAAAGGTTCTGGCGAAACTATGAGAAAAGCTGGTAGCAAAGGTGCACCAACTAAATCACAATTTAAAAAAGCAGCAAAGACAGCTAAGAAAACTTAAGATGTATTACAAAGTTACAATCTGGAACGGAGAGTCGTTCAAGAAAGAAATAATGTACTCAGCAGAGAATGAGGTTATTGCTATGCAAAAAGCAAGTGCTGCTACTCCAGATGGATGTAGAGCTAATTATGAATCAATCAACAAGGAGGAATACGATGCCCAAAGTAGGAACCAAGAAGTTTAGCTATACTAAAAAAGGTAAAGCTGCTGCAAAACAAGAAGCCAAAAAATCTGGCAAGAAAGTAATGTCCACAAAGAAATCAGGTGGCTACTAAAAAAGAAAAAGAACATATGAGGTGGGTAGCTGAACTTGGCTGCTATTGTTGTGAAAGACCAGCTAACCTACATCATATTAGACCCCCTGGAACTGGCATAGGAAGACGTACGAGTCACTTCCATGTTATTCCGTTATGTCATGACCATCATCAAGGAAACTTCTCTATACACATGGCTAAGAAGGCATTTGAAGAAAAGTTTGGTAAAGAAGAAGAAATACTAAAAATAGTATTGGAAAGGGTTGAGCAATTAAAATGTCGTTCCTCAATAATCTAAGTTTAAAAGATCGTAAAAGATTAAGAACTATTGTTAAGAAAGTACATTTAAAAAATTACCCAACACACATGATAACAGATTATGAAGCCGATAAGCTTGTCGAAGCTTTTGGTGAAGAAACTATTTATAACCTGTTGAAAGCTAATGTTGGTGTAAATGTCGATTAACTTTAAATACAAACCAGAAGGCGATACACTTAAAACCTTTATGAAGTCAGATGACTTCTTTAGAGGAATGCGTGGGCCTGTTGGATCTGGTAAATCAGTAGCTTGTTGTATAGAAATTTTTAGACGAGCATTGCTGCAAGAAAAAAACAAAGAAGGTAAAAGAAAATCTAGATGGGCAGTAATAAGAAATACTAACCCACAATTAAAAACAACTACAATTAAAACATGGGTAGATTGGTTCCCCGAAGATACTTGGGGAAACTTTGCATGGTCAGTACCTTACACACATAGAATAAACAAAGGTGAAGTAGAACTAGAAGTTATATTCTTAGCACTTGATAGACCAGAAGATGTTAAAAAATTATTATCTTTAGAGCTTACAGGTGTATGGATTAACGAAGCAAGAGAAATACCTAAAAGTATTATTGATGCTTGTACTATGAGGGTTGGAAGATTTCCATCTATGAGAGATGGAGGTGCAACTTGGTATGGAGTAATAGCCGATACCAATGCACCAGAAGAAGATCATTGGTGGCCCATAATGGCAGGTGATGTACCAGTACCAGATCACATATCTCGTGATGAAGCTTTAATGTTAATTAAACCTGATAACTGGTCTTTCTATACTCAGCCCCCTGCATTAATTGAGAAGAAAGATAAAGATGGATTTACAACTGCATATGATCCAAATGAAAAAGCAGAAAATAAAAAAAACCTAACTCCAAAATATTATCCTAATATTATTAGAGGTAAAACAAAAGGATGGATAGATGTTTATGTTTTAAACAAACTAGGAACTATCGAAGAAGGTAAACCTGTCTATCCAAACTTTAGACAAGAGATGCACGTTGCAACTCAAGATTTACAACTAAGCCTTGGTCAACCTATATTTATAGGAATTGACTTTGGCTTAACTCCTGCAGCTGTCTTTGCTCAAAGACTATCGACTGGACGATGGCATCTCTTAAACGAACTTGTATGTTTCGATATGGGTGTTATGAGATTTTCTGAATTATTAAGAAAAGAAATAGCTACACACTACAAACATTATGAAGTGATGATCTATGGAGATCCTGCTGGTGATTTTAGATCACAGACGGATGAAAGAACACCTTTTCAAATTATGAGGACTTATGGATTAAAAGCTATACCTGCACCATCTAATGATGTTGCTCTTAGAATAGAAGCTGTAGATGCAGCACTACAAAGATTGCTTGATGGTAAAGCAGGATTTTTAATGGATACCAAATGTATTAATTTAAAAAAAGGGTTCAATGGTGGTTATCATTACAGACGACTACAAACTTCTGGAGATCGTTATGATGAAAAACCACTAAAGAATAGATACTCCCACGTTCACGATGCATTACAATATTTAATGATGGGAGCAGGTGAAGGTCGAACTATTCTATCTGGAAAGCAAACACAGAAAACTGTTATTGCTAAAAAAGAATGGGATGTTTTTGCAGGACAAAAAAAGAAAACAAGGAAAGTATGGGATCTGTTCAAAAGGAATGGTTAATCTATTTCCATAATGCACGAACTGTAAGGTATGCTAAATGGACTTGGTGGTGGAAACCAAAGCCAGGATTTAGTCATTGTGGTGCATTACATTACGATACTAATGTTAAACATTGGATACATATGGAGTTTAACCATGCAGGTATTGAAACAACTATACTTAGTCCAATAGCTGCTGAAGAACTATTTGCTAAACTTTATGATTTTAAAATACTTATATGTCCTAAAAAAAATGATTGGCATTTAATGAGAATTAAAGAATTGTCCTGCGTATCATTTGTTATGAGGTTAATTGGATTTTATAGATGGTGGATCATTACACCATATCAGCTTTATTGTGCGTTGCTAAAAGCTGGATATAAGCCATTTTGGGAAAAAAGGGAAAATCATGGCAAAAAAAACAGCTAGACAAATTTTAGATAGAATTTCAGAAATCCATTCAGAAGAACAATCTTTAATGGAAGATCTAGAAGATATTATGTTTCCCAAAGATATAGATGAATTTGAAGAAGATGATTTTCAAGATGATGAGGAATTAAATTAATGAGTAATGATGGTGGAAATAATAAATCAGATGCAGATTCTACTTACTATCAAAAACAAATGGCAGGTAAAAAAACAGGATCAACGTATGAAGTTTTTAAAGATGGAAAATCTCAAGGTATAGATTACGGAGTAAAAAAATCTGTAGAAAATTATAAAGCAGAACAATTTAAAAATTCTGGAAAAATTGAAGGAACAATTAAGACTCCATTTATGCTTTTAAATCTTGGACTTAACGCAGGTAAAGATTTATTAAATAAAGGTTCAGTTAAAACTAGAGAATTTTTTTCTAATAAAGTTTTAACATCTAAAAGAGCTAAAAAAAATATTGGTTATACTCAAGCTGAATTTAGATCTTTATCAGTAGATAAACAAAATGAAATTTATAGTAGTTATATAGAAGGAAGATTGTCCAATAAAACAGATGCTTATGGTAATGACAATCCAGGATATAACAAAGGTGGAGATGGTCAAAATCAAGTAAGAAAAACAGAAAAACAAATTGAAACTGAATCAGAAGAAGAAACAAAAAAAGATCAAAAAACAGAAGAAGAAAAAGAAGAAGATTATAAAAAAGTAAAAGGATTAAAAGGAGCTAGATCAATGTTTGGTAATGCAGGTGGTCGTGGTTACTTTGATCCAGCTAAATAGGAGATAAATATGGCACACGAAACATGGCACACAAAAGCATGGATGGAAAAAAAAATAAAAGAAGGTAAAAAAAAAGATCCTTTATATCCTTCAACAGATGCACAAATAGATTATATCTATGGCCCAGGTGCAAGTGAAAAAGCAATGATGGATGTTAAAGAAGCTAATCAAAAGAAAAAAAATAAAAAAAATAAATAATGGCATACATAGAAACTCAAGAAACTTTAGATCAAGGCACAGCAGATAAAGCTACAGAAATACTTAAAAAGTATAAAGAAGCTCAAGGTGTTAAAGATTATTGGAAAGATAAGTTTGAAGAAGCTTATGAGTATTGTTTGCCTAATAGAGAATCTTTTTATGATGAGTCACCAGGACAAAAAAGAAATGATAAAATTTTTGACGAAACTGCAGTAGTTGGAGTACAAGAATTTGCATCAAGACTACAAGCAGGTATCACACCTACGTTTGCTAGATGGGCAGACTTTCAAGCTGGTTCTGAAATACCACCAGAAAAAAAACCAGCAATAAATCAAGAGCTAGATAAAATTACAGATTATGTATTTCAAGTATTACAAACA